AATTTCCATTTTTCATCCATCCTTATATAAAAATAAGCCCCGCAATCAAGCAGGGCTTTATATTAACTTATGATATTTATTGACCTTCACTATGTGATTAGTTTAAGCCGCTCCACCTATTGAAATGTATCCTATCGTATTAGCCGCTGTGCTAAATGCCGTGTATTCATAGGCAGGATAATTGAAATCACCGATCTTCATACTGATTCCTAATTTGTTGCACGTTACCGCGAATAACCAGATGTTTGCCTGTTCAGCCACATTTGCTTGGTTGACCAAAGTCCCTGATAAGAACATTTGATAATATGTTGCAAGACCCTGCTTGGTATTGTTAATACTAATTAAACGACCACCAAGATTAGTAGTTTTGTACATGTACTTAGGTTTAACCGTTAAACCTGCCGCACAATCTGCCAGATTGAATGTATAAACACCATTGGAAACAGAATAATATCCGCTCGGAACTACTGCACTTGTATCTGCGGTTACTACTGCATCGCCACCGCTTACCAATGAAGACAAAGAAATGGTATTTGTAGTAGTTACTTCCTGTAATGTTTCAGAGCCGCTTGCTGTGCCTACATACCAAGCATAACCGCCAGCATTAGCATTAGCCATTACTGTTGCATTGATTAAATTTGTACTGCCTGTAAGTGCGCCTGTAGTTACTGCAACGCTTGCCGCTGTTACTCCATAATCTGCACCGCCTAATGTCATCCCTGATGTTTGAGCATTTAATGTTATCCGACTTGCTAATTCACTTGTTATATATGCACACCGAACATAATAACTACCAACTCCAAGACTACCACCTGTACTAGCTGTAGTTACTCCAACGGTTCCGACTGTGCCTAACGAAGTGCCGCTAAACAAATTCATCGAAATCAATTTAAAGACACTTGAAATATTATCAACGCCTAAATCTTGATTGAATCCGGTTGCATTTGCTACTGTAAAACTATTTGATGTACCTGACAAGGTAGCACTTTCATCATTGGATAGTTTATACTGTACGCCCCTTGTTACTGTCCCGCAACCTGCAAGACCCATTGACATGGTTTCGGCACTCCATTCAGCCGCCGCAAACTTTCCACTGATCTTTAAATCTGCTAATGCAATCAACTTAGCTACTTTGTAAGTATCCTGCAACGCTTTTGTAGATGTGGAAAAATCAAGTTCAGCACTTTGAATGATTGCCGCTTCACGTGGTGTGCCGCCTGAATCTATCATAAATAAATTACCAGCTGAAAATAGAAACTGCTGACCTGCCGCATTATCTGACATAATTTAACCTCCTTAATTACAGGCAACATCTAACGTTGTTACCTTATATCTAGCACAAAGATGATATGTTTTAGTATCCTCTTCGTATAAGTCATCATTGGCGTGATACTGAATACAATGCACAATACCGCCGCCAAGATTTCTTTTTTTATTTATCAGCGACTTGATAATTGAATAAATCGCCGTTAATTCGTCATTACCTGTTTTGCTCCATACATCAATAAAATAATATCCACTGTCTTCAATTTCATTTTTAGCAGACATTATTTTTTCAAACCCAATTGTCACGCATGGAAAAGCCTGATTTTTTACATCAGTAATATGTTTTGGATACACTCGATCACCGATAAGAGCAAAGAGAGGTTCATTGTTGATAAACACACTTCTAAAAGTTGCTTTTATAATATCCATTACTTAACAACACCGCCCCTTGCCGAATCGCCAACCGTAAGCGCATTTTTGATAATATCTAAAACAACATCTTTTTTTTCTAACCATGAATGACCAAGAAAATCACGTGGTCGCATTTTAGTTGTTCCCTCAATCAGATATTTGATATATGGTACTTTATCTTCGCGAACGCCAACAGCAATAATCAGCTTATCGCCTTCACGCTCACAAACCTGCTCAACTGAGTTGAATAATAAGCCGCCTTGAATATGAACAAATTCATCGGGATGGGGTCCACTATCTTGACCCATTTTAGTACTATACGCACCAATATATTTAACCTCACCATTTTCACCATCATATTGGAAATAATGGCTTAACGCGCTTAAATCATCCGCATCTACAATTTCGACTTTTCGCATTACGTCCTCATACAAAATACCAACTGCTAATTTTCCAGCTTCATCTAGTTTCTCTTTTTGTTTCTCTGTGAACTGCCGCATATTTGAAATGACTGTTTCCAGCCCTTTCACTTCAACTCTGCCGCCCATTACAAAACGCCACCTGTTAAATCCACTTCATTGTGGGGAATACTTGGAGGGTAAAATGGATTAGTATTGCTTACCTGATAAACGATATCATTGATGGTTACAATATCACCGTTTTTTATATCGTACAGGTTTCCACTTGAATCATATAAGGCACATATCATTACCTTATAATCAAGGTTTGTTACTGCCGCACCTGCCATAAAATATTTACCAGCATTTGGCTCGATATAGCAAGGGATGCTAGGATAAATTACAGGTGGTTCAGCTGACATTGTAGGTTCACCGCTATCAGATGTTGAAGCAACTGCATTCCGCTGTACGACAGCATTTTGGTTGTACATATAAGCTAATGCATCCATTATATGAAACTCGTATGGCAGTCAAAATTACGGTCGAGACTATCTTTGTCAGGTGAATCCATTGAGACACTATAGACTTGAGGAGTATCGGAAAATTTAGCATTTAATATATCAGCCATTGTCCGGTAATGTTCATATTTTTGTGACCACGATATTTGTGTTTTGCCTGATGTAATATCTATCATTGATACAAATTTTGCACATAATCGGGTACATGCTTCGTATCCTGCTTCATCGACATTAGGATGATTGGCTATCAAGAAATTGATTTCCTCATCTGACATTGCCTGATCATTTATATTTGTATCACCAATTAAAAAGCGAACCTCATCTTTTATTGAAGATGAAGGATCGCCGCTATAACTCCATGACATGCATCATCACCCCTCTTTTGTTTTAGCTGGTGATTTCTTTTCTTTTAGCTTTTCCGGTTCTACCTGTTCCGGCTCTACCTGTTCCGGCTTTTTGACTTGCGGTTCTTCATCAGCATAATACAGATAATTGGTACGCAACAAATCAAAAAGATTTTTAGAATTTTCAGCATCGGGGACAACTTCACCGACTTTGTAAATTTTGTCCCCACACTTAAGTTTTTGCCTAGCTTTATATGGCATGTTTATTCACTCCTATTAATCTGTTGGTGGACTGATAATATCATTGTAAAATACACCAAGATCATTACCGATTACTTTCATATCAAAATACATCTGACCATCAATACGTGTTGCTTCCTCTTTTTCCATATAGAAAGATTTAATGTTAGAACCCCAAGCATTTGCACCCATAAGACCTTTCCACGAGAAGGTATAACCTGCTGATGGTTTTAAGATACCTGGATTCGGTTCAGAATAGCAAAGTAAAGCCGACCGACTGAATAAGAAACCGATATTATCAGTTTGACCTTTATTAGCCGAGTTAACGACAGCATTGGCAACTAGCACTTTCGGAACTCCAAACAATGAAGCTAAGATTTCTTCTGTTGCTACTGCTCTTTGCGTATACTGAATTCTAGCTAATACCAGTGGATGATCGCAAAGTTTATCGAAAACGTCACGACCAAGCACCAACGTATTTGCTTCAAAAGCTGTATTACCTTTGATCAATTTTTTACCAGTACGAATATTTAGAATCGGGGCGCTGTTTAAATAATCATCCCAAAAGCAAAGATTGTTTCCTGTAGGTGCCGATGCTTCTGCTAGACCCGAAAAATCTGTTCCCCAAATTCCAGCTTTGAAGAATGTATTCTGCCAGATAGTTTCTTTCTTGATTAACAATTTTTGAGTTACGAACTGAGTCGCATCTCTTTGCGCATCAAGCGGAGTATCCGAATTAGAAATTTCTTCGTCTGATACATCCTTATGAAAGCCCCATCTAGTGCAAGAATAACTTGGAGTATTATCGATATCGTAATCGCCGCCAGCCGATTGTGAAGCTGGTGCTCTGACCTGTGCTTCATCACGCATCATATCGCCTTTGTTGTAAGCGAAATAACGATCTGATTTATTTTGAACCGGAATATTAGGGAAAACCTGATCTGCGATAAAATCAGCTTTATCCTGGATATAAGCTGTCGACATATTTGTTAGCGGTCGGTTTACATGAACCTGACTTAAATTTGGCATTATTCCATCACCTTTCTTTTCTACAAAATAAAAATGCCGCAATTAAGCGACATTAAATTAATGTGTTACTGTTAAGAGCAATACGCCTGCACCTTCGCTAAATGCCGTAACTGCCGAAGCAACAATGGAAATAGCTTGCGATGCTGTAAATGCTCCACCTGCTGTAATACTAGTACCTGCTACATCATCACCAAGCGCATTAGTAGTCGCGCTCGTAAGAGCAACATTACCGCCTGTAACTGCATTCCCACCGATTTTAGGTGAAAGAGTAGCTAACTTACTTGCGGTAGTTGTTGGCGTAGTAACTGCAAACTGAATGCCAACGAGAGTACCAGCAAAATTAGGAACAAATGAGAATACTGTTCCTGCGGCTGTGATCTGTGCCAACTGCACTGGGATTGAAATTGTCTGATAAGCAACATTTTTAGAATTGATCTGTGCGCCTAGGAGAATGGTTCCAATGTCACCAGCAACGCCAGCGACAAAAGCAGTACCTATAATTGCATCAGTAGAAAGTGTAGCTGTAATAACTGCACCATTTGCATCATTTGTTAGTTGATCACCTGCCGCAATCGTGCCGCCATAAACAACCTGAGAAATACCTTTTGCTTCGACTGGAATATTTTCGCCTACTCCCATACCTTGCTGGATAATACCAACGCCGCCCGAACCTTTAATAGTAGGTAAGACAACGGTATTATTTGAGGTAGTAGAAAGCGCGCCAACATACCAACGAGAATTTGTTAAGTCAACCCCTGCAATAAGTGACGCAGGTAGTAAAGGAACTTCATAACCCATTATTTTGCACCTCCCATATACTCTTCATAGAGTTTAGGATTTCTTTCCATTGCCTTTGTATAAGCCTGTTCATACGTAAGACCATTTTCACTCTTTTGGATTTCAACGGCTTTGGCTTCTAACTGCTTTTCAACAGATGTTTCACCGACACCACCTGTACCAATTTCACGGAACAAATTGCCTTTTAAGACCTGTTCGTCTGCCGCTTTTAATGTTGCTACATACTTGTCAACCTCTTCGCCGCTTAAACCTTTGAGTACAGGCATTTGAGCATCAAGATCAATAGCCAACGTTAAGCCATCGAATTTTTTGCGAATCGACATTTCCTTGTCTGCTTCATCACGCTTTTGAATACGTTCCTCTAATTCCTGATATCTTTTTTCAAGACTTACATACTCTGCGCTTTTTACTACATTATCAACTGGTGGTGTTTCGACCGACTTTGTTACCGCCGCTCTAACACCTTTGCACGTATCACACATGCAACCATCTGGATGGTTCGCTGGAAAACTTGGTTTGTCTGCCACTTTGGATACACTTCCTTTCGCTAATGGGTTTGTGTTATTTGCTGGGTCTGCATTTGCATTGCCTGCTTGTGCATTATTCGCTGGGTCTGCTGGTTCTTCATCAGGTTCATTATTAGGCTGTTCATCACTTGCACCAGCAATAAAACTACCCAACTGCGAATGAAGATCTTTCAACGTATTCATCCGCTCACCTGAAATTTTCTTACCTGCTTTAATAACTGGTATTTCTTCCTGTGATTCAGCATTAAAATCTAAGGCTTTCAGGACTGCATCAGTAATCTTTTTTACGATGCTTTTTGATACCGTCCAATCTGCCGGAAGTTTA